CTGATCGCCGTCGCACAGCAGATCGAAGGCCTGCTGGTGAAGCCGGGCGCTCATCGCGCCGCGGCCTTCCACTCTTCGTCGAACGAGCCGCCGGCCCAGCCGTCGAGCCAGGGGCCGCCCAGCGTCATGTGCGCGATGCCGAGCTTCGCCGGCCGCGCGTGCACGTCGACGAGCCAGTTCCAGTAACTCGGCAGCGCGCCGATCTCGTCGTCGGCGAGCCAGTAGAACGCGTGCAGGTCGCGGCCGGGCCGCTCGTTGACGTCCTGCAGGCTCAGGCGCCGGTTGGCCGGATGGTCGCAGTTGAACAGCATCACGCTGCTCCAATTCTTGCGGTGGTAGGCCTGCTGCCGCTGGTTCACCATCTTGTACTGCCCGAAGCCGCCCGGCAGCTCGCCGTGCTTGACGACGCTGACCGCGTGCTTGGCCTCGACCTCGAGCAACATGGCCCGCGGATCGCGCAGAAACACCACGTCGCAGTCGACGAAGAGAGCGAAACCCTGCTGGCACAGCAGTGGCGTCAGGAAGCGCGAGATCGCGAACCGGGTGCTCTGCGTGGCGTTGCTGACGAGATCGTAGTCCTGGGGGCCGCGCTGATCGACAGCACGTCGCAGCAGGCCGTGCGCCTCGAGCTTCGCGACGCACAGGAACTCGGGCTCGATCTCGTCGTTCGTGACCTCGCACAAGCTCCTGCGCGCCACCTCGGCCGCGGCGTCTTCTCTTTCATCGTAGCCGATGAAGACTCTCATGGCTCGCACATCCACGTTTTGCGGTTGACGATCTCCGAGACGTGCCCCGAAGTTACTTTGAAACGTTTTGCCAGCGTCTTCTGCAGCACGCCGGTCGAAGCAAGGAACCTGATCTCAGCGACGGCGGCCGCCGTCAGTTTCGCGTGGCCGTGCTTCGCACCTTCGGTCAAAGTACCGTGCCGACGAGCGTCGGCCATGTTCTTGGCGCGCGTGGCCCATCGAAGGTTCGACAATTTGCTGTTCGTGCGCGAGCCGTCCTTGTGGCAGGCATCGCAACCCTTCGGCCGCGGACCGACGAACGTCTCGAGCACCAGAGTGTGCACCTTACGAGGTTTCCCCTCGATGCTGATGACGGCATAGCCCGTCGTGCTGGTAGACGGCGCCTTCAGACGGCCTTTGTAGGTGCCCGACTTCGCGGTGAGCCTGCGCACCCGACCCAGGGTGCTTACCTCGTAGTCGACGAAGCGCGGATGTTGGCGCCAGTCTTCTTTCATCCGGTATACCGCATGATGTAATCGCCTGAAATTTCCCTCACCGTCTCATAGCCGAGCGACTTCAAGAACGAAACGGCACCGAGGGGTTTCAAATCGAAGCGCAGGGACATCTCCCTCTTCTGCTCGATGATCGCCACGGGTTTCCACTTGCGCAGCATCTGCTCGCCGCCGCGCAGTACGTTCTCTTCAAAACCCTCGACGTCGACCTTGATGAACCCGACGTTTTGAAAATCAAAGCTGTCGAGGATGCGCATTTCGACTTGACCAGCGCCTTTCACCATTGAATTGCCGCTACTACCCTTCTCGGTAACGATCGCCACACGCCCTGCGTTCGCGCCCAAAGCGAACGGATGCAATGTCACCTTCGGTGCTACCGGAACGTTGGTCAGATTCGCGAGGAAGCATTCGCGGTGTTCCGGCACCGGCTCGAACGCTTCGACCTTCTGGAACCAGTGCGCGAGGTTGAACGACCATGTTCCGCAGTGGCCGCCCACGTCAATCGCCGTGGTCCGTTGGGCTGCTGGCACGACGTCGAGAGCTGCAAGCTGCTTCTTTCCTTGATACGCAACGCGACCGTTGATGGTCACGCGCGCCTTCGGATTCGTCAGCCATTCTAAGAGGTGCCGCTCGTGGTCAGGCCACCACCACCCGTCCGCCTTCTTCATTTCAGGATTCCTTTCAGAGCGGTCACCACCTCGGCGACCGTGATTGCTTCCATCGCTTTGCGGCAGCCAGGACAGTTCAGCCGGTTGCCGCACGGGGCGCCTGCGTGACGCAGGTTCGTCATTGTCGAGTAGCCGACGATCTCGGGGCTCGTGTATTCGCTCCACAGGATCACGGCCGGGGTGCCGGTGGCCGCGGCGGCGTGCATCAGGCCGCCATCGGTGCCGACGAAGGCCTTGGCGACGGAGAGCACGGCGCAGGCTTGGCGGAAAGCAGGCGTGATGACTTTCAGCACCTTCACGCCGGGGTGCGGGCCGGGCTCGGACACACATTGCACGAGAGGCACGTTGATCTGCTCGACAAGCTCGGCCCACCGCTGCATCGGCCATAGCTTGTTCGCGTGGCCGATGTTCTTGCCGTTCGGCTCGAGCATCACCATGCCGCGGTACGGCTCGGCGAACGCCATCTCGGCCGGCGTGAACCGCAGCTCGGCGGGGTAGGGTCGGTAAGGCTTCCACGTCCACCGGGTCGGTGTCTTGGCCGCGATGTACGGTCGCACGCCGCCGCCGTTGACGATGCGGGTGAACGGCCGGCCACCGGGGCGCTTGACGATGTAGGGGATGCCTTCCCACACGTCATACCACGTCGGGCGACCGCGGCGATCGACGATGAGCACCGGCAAGCCGTTCGACTTGTGCATGCGCCGGGCCTCGCCGGCAGCCATGAGCGCGTCGCCGATGCCCACGATCAGGCGATCCGGCGATAGTAGCCCACCCACTCATCGAACGGGCCGAGCGGCCCGCTCAAGCCAAGCTCGAAGCCGGCAGCTTTCATCACCTCGGCGATGTCGAACGGTTGGCTGTTCGAGCGTTCGTCGATGATGACGGGACCGTAGGGCGGCAGGCGGATGACGACCATCTCGCGCGCCACCTGGGCGTAGCGCATGCACGCGGCGGCGGGATCGCGCAGCTTGTGCAACACGGCCAGCATGATGACGACATCGTACTCACGCTTGGGCACCCACTCGTTCGCGTCGCCGACCTCGAAGTGGCACGCGCGTTCCTTGCGCAGCTTATCCGCCACTTCGACGTGGCCCGGCACGATCTCGACGCCGTGCGCCGCGACGGCGCCCATGTCGACGAGGTGGTGCGAGATCAGACCCTCGGCGCAGCCGATGTCGAGCACGGACTTGCCACGCACGTTCGCGATAAGGTGCTCGAGGCCCGTGAGCTGCTGCTCGAAGGTGCGATCACCGGGGCGTTTCTTCGTGTGGAACCAGCCGGCTTTTTCGTAGGTCATTTGTTCAGCCACTCCCATGCCTTTCCTGCCCGAATCTCGTCGAGCGTCCATTGATTATCTGCAAGCACATTCAGGTAGTCGCGCCGTTCGTCGTGCTCGGTCGCAGTCGACCAGCGCATGCTGTAGAGCGCCGACATCGGCGACACGATCGCCGGCACGCCCAGCAGTGCCGCGGTGACCGCTGCAGCCGACGAGTGCGTCACGAGCGTCCAGGCGCCGGCCAGATCGGCGGGCAGCGTCTCCTGCTGCTTCGGCTTATCGGACGACCAGCGGCGCACCTTGACGTGGTGGCCGCCGGGGATGCCGGCCATCTGTTGCTCGAGCCAGTGCTCGTCGTTGGCGACGTAGCGCATGAAGCTGGGCGACTGCTCGACCACGATCCACAAATCGGAAGGCCGCGCGTTCATCGGCGCGATCGTGAGGCCAAGGGCGTCGAACCGTTTGCCGTCCGACTTGACGCCGCGCGGATCGATCTGCACGCGGCCCTTCGTCACGCGGTACTGCTTGCCGCGCGCGCTGTCGAAATAGCTGTTGTCGATGTAGAACCACGGCTCACCGGAAGCCATCACAATGCGCCACTGCTTCGCGTTGCTTTCGTTGACGCCGTAGAAGACATAGCCGAAGGGCTTGCGCGGCGAGCCGTCGATGAAGGCTTTGCAGATGTCGACAGACTTCTGCTTGCCGGCGACGGGTACGGCGAGGATCATGTCTTCGGCGGCCAGCAGACTAGGATCGGTGACACGGGTGACAACGAGAGCCTTTCCAGTTCGCGGTCATAACTTTGCTCGAGGGCTTTCAGGGCGTAATAGGCGAGCATCGTCATCGTGTCGTCGCCCGACATACCGTCCCGCTCACCTGTCGTCAGCACAGAGCGCGCCAACGAGGCGATCATGCTCAGGCGATGATGGTGAGACGGCGTGCCGTCGATCCGTTCGCCGTGAGCGGCATCGTGAATCAGCTTGCGCATCTCGCGCACGTCCTTCGGTGGCTCGCCTACCATGCTGCCTTGCTCCTGTGCTCGATGACCCGCGCGAACGGCTCGCCGGTCGCGATCTCTTCATGCTTCCACTGGGCATGCGACATGCGGTGCAGTGCGAACAACCGCTCGGTTTCGCCGTTGCCGTTCTCGCAAATCCAGTGTGGCGCGCTGTGGTGCACGGGCACGCCCTCGACCAGCGACATCACGCCGGACGCGCTCGACCAGATGTGGCAGGTCTTCGCCTCGGCCAGATCGGCGACAAGCGGCACGCGTGGCGGATGGTTGCCGGGGTGCGGCCGGAACTTGACCGTGAAGCCGACTTGCGAGAGCCGACGCGTGCGCGTCTCGCCCCAACCGGGCGGGCTCTTCATCGTGCGGCTGCCGATACCGCGTTGCCCGCACACCAGCTCGTAGCCTGCGAAGTTGTCGGGGCGCCAGTCCTTGACCGGAAACCCCAGCTTGCTGAACCGATCCTCGCCGCCCACCGGAAACCAACCGTTGCCGTTGTGGCCGTGCACGCTGATCGCATAGTGCGTCTTGTCGACCTTCTGCAAATAGCCGTTCTCAGCAACGATGACCGTGCCCCCATTGGCTTCCCAGGCGTCGGCCTGAGCCTCGTGAATGTGCCGGTTCCAGACAATGAGCCAGTCTTCAGGGCCGCTGGCACTGCCGGCGCTGATCTGCGTGAAGCCGACTCGCTTGAGGCCCTGCTCGAACGCGGCGCGCCGGTAATAAGGCTCCTTGCGGATGAGGCAGAGGGCTCTCACGAGAAGTGGTGCAGCTTCTTGGCTGCGATGTAGGCCAGATGCGCCTTGCGCGCGGTCGTGAAGACACCTAAGTGCGTGCGCACGCCCTCGATAGAAATGGTCGCCCTGAACTTACCCGTCGCTTTGTGGAGATTGACACCACGGAAGCCGCTGGTGTTGTTCGAGTACGGCACGCGGCTGTTTTGCAGATTCTGGCGGCGTGTTGCGCGGCGCAGATTCATCCAGCGGTTGTCGCCTCGCCGGCCGTTCTCGTGGTCGATGTCACCGCGGGGCCACCAACCGTAAATCAGGAACCACGCAAGACGGTGCGCGCGATAGAGCACACCATCGAGGCGGATGACGATGTACCCGTCCTTGCGACAGCCGGCTACCGTACCGACACGAAGGCCGGGGCGCGCGATCTTCCACTTGAAGATGCCCGAACGCGGGTT